GACCGGCCACTGGCAGGGCGACCGGTCGCAGACGACGATCTGGGCGATCCCGCACCGGAAGTCGGAGAGCGGGCATGGCACCCAGAAGCCGGTCGAGGCGATGCGCCGGCCGATCGAGAACAACTCGGCGCCGGGGCAGGCGGTCTACGAGCCTTTCAGCGGCTCCGGGACAACCATCATCGCGTGCGAGATGACTGGCCGCGCGGCGCACGCCATCGAGCTTAATCCTGCCTACGTCGATGTCGCGGTGCAGCGCTGGCAGAACTTCACGGGGCAGGCCGCGACGCTGGAAGGCGACGGGCGGTCCTTCGCCGACGTGTGCGAAGCGCGCTATGCCGGGGGCGAGTGGGCGACGAACTGCGCGGGGTCCTACGACGATGCGGTGAGCGCCGCCCGCAGCGCGCTAGAAGCCGCAGAGTAGAAGGTTTTTGCCGAGTTGAAAGACGATGACGACGCGCTGGTTGACGTCGGCGGCAGGCCGCCTCATGAGCCAACCGAGAAGTCACGGGCAACGGTCAAGGCATTGGCCGCCTATGGCATCCCACAAGAGCAGATCGCGCGGACGCAGGATATCGCCGTCAAGACGCTGCGCCTGCACTACCGCGACGAACTGGACCTCGGTGTGATCGAGGCGAACGCCCAGGTCGCCAAGACGCTGTTCAACCAAGCCACCAAGGAAGGCAACACGACCGCTGCGATCTGGTGGACGAAAAGCCGCATGGGCTGGAAGGAAAAGACGGAAGTCGCCCATACCGATGCCGAGGGCAACAGCATTGCGATCACTCTCGTAGCCGCGGCGAAGCGTGCCGAAGATTGAATTCCCGGAGGCGCTGGGATGGCTGTTCGAGCCGTCCCGCTACAAGATCGCGTTCGGCGGCCGGGGAAGCGCGAAGTCATGGTCCTTTGCGCGGGCGCTGCTGGCGCAGGGAGCCGCCAGGCCGCTGCAAATCCTCTGCGCCCGTGAGGTCCAGAAGTCGATCGCCGACAGCGTGCATCGGCTTCTCAGCCAGCAGATTGACAGCATGGGCCTGAACAGCTTTTACGAAGTGCAGAAGGCCGCGATCCGGGGCCGCAACGGCACCGAAATCACCTTCGCCGGCCTGAAGCACAACGTGCAATCGCTGAAGTCGATCGAGGGCACGGATATCTGCTGGATCGAGGAAGCGCAGACGGTTTCAAAGCAGTCCTGGCAAACCCTGATCCCGACAATCCGCAAGCCGGGCAGCGAGATTTGGGTGTCGTTCAATCCGGAACTGGACACGGACGAGACGTACGCGCGGTTCGTCAAGGACCCGCCCCCCGGCGCGATCGTCCGGCGCATCAATCATTCCGACAATCCGTGGTTTCCGGACGTGCTGCGCGATGAAATGGAACTGCTGCGCGAGCGCGACCACGACGCATACCTGACGATTTGGGAAGGCCATACGCGGCAGGTCCTCGACGGGGCGATCTTCGCCAACGAGATCCGCGCCGCGACCAAGGGCCAGCGCTTCTGCCGCGTTCCCTACGAGCGCGCCAAGCCGGTGCAGACGTTTTGGGACCTGGGCCGCGCCGACATGACTTCGATCTGGTTCGCGCAGCAGGTCGGCTTCGAATACCGGCTGATCGATTTCTACCAGTCTCGCGGCTACGACCTGTCGCACTACCTGCAAGAGATGCAGAAGCGCGGCTATGTCTACGGCACGTGCTACCTGCCGCACGACGCGAAGCACGAACTGCTGGCGTCCCCGCGTACCATCGCCAAGCAGGTAGAGGACGCCGGGTACAAGGTCGAGGTCGTGCCGGTGACGCGGAAAGCGGACCAGATCAACGCGGCGCGCACGGCGTTCCCGAAGTGCTGGTTTGATGCCGACAAGTGCGCCGATGGTTTGAACGCGCTGCGCCGGTACAGGTACGCGGTCAACGCCGATACGGGCCAGTACTCCCGCGAGCCGTTGCACGATGACGCGAGCCACGCCGCTGACGCTTTCCTGGGCTTCGCAATGGCGATGCAGGACGGCGGCGATGATGGGTGGTCGAAACCCCTTAAAGCTGACACGGGATGGATCGTCTGATGAGTGACAGAATTATGCAGTTTTTCGCTTACGGTCATTTGAAGCCGGAATTTCAGGCCGCATCCAAACCCTTCGGCGATCTGGCGCAGTGGGTCGTGGATAACCTGCCGGCGAACCCCGAACGCACGGTCGCATTACGTCGTTTGCTCGAAAGTAAAGACTGCGCCGTCCGCGCTATGATCTATGATGACAAAGTTCAATGATCTGGCCGGTCAGAACCACTCCGCGTCCTCTGGACGATGACGATATCAGGGCGATCTGCTCGCGGGAAATCGCGGCGGCCGAGAGCCATGCCGGGACGCTGAGCGACGGACGACAAAAGGCTCTCGACGCATATTTAGGAATAAACGTTTATCCCTCAAAACCTGGGCAGTCTTCAATAGTTACACGTGAAACTTTAGAATGTGTTGAATGGCTACTTCCGCAACTTCTTAAAGTATTCGCTTCATCTGATGAAGTGGTAAGATTTGAGCCTCGGGGGCCAGAAGACGAAGCTGCTGCGGAACAGGCTACTGATTACGTAAATTACGTCTTCAATTCTCAGAACGACGGGTTTCTGATCCTTCACACGTTCATAAAAGACGCGCTGATTTCGCGGCTGGGCGTGGTCAAGATCTGGTGGATGGACGAACCGCGCGTTCGCACCGAGGACCTGGCGGGGCTGAGCGAAATGCAGCTCTCCATGCTGCTGCAGGACCCGGCGGTGGACATTAGCGCGGCCGAGCAGTCGGCGGTTCCGGGGCCTCCGGGGCCGGACGGTCAGCCAAGCGTGCTCTACGACGTGCGGCTGTCGATCACGGAACCGGACGGGCGGGTTTGCATCGAGTGCGTGCCGGGCGAAGAGTACCTGTTCCTGCCAACCTGCAAGAGCGCTGCCGATCCCGGTCAGGGACATCGGCGCCGGGTGACGCAGTCGGACCTGATCGAGCAGGGGTTCGATCCGGCGGTGGTGGATGATCTGCCGACTGCGGATGAGGACGACGAATGGGGCGAGCGGTCGCACCGCATGGACCCCTCGACGCTGGAAAGCGTGAACCGCGACAGCCGGGACCGGGCCAGCCGGCTGGTTGAGGTGACGGAGTGGTATACGAAGATCGACCATGACGGCGACGGCATCACCGAGTTCGTGAAGGTGACGCTGGCGGGCACGAACGGGAGCAAGTTGCTCGACATCGAGCCGGTTGATGCGCCGCCGTTTGCGGTGTTGAGCCCGTTGCTGATGCCGCACCGTCTCGACGGGCTGTCGATCGCGGATCTGGTCAAGGATCTGCAGGAGATCAAAACCGCCATCACGCGGCAGGCGCTGAACAGCTTGTATCTCGCCAACAAGCCGCGCGTTTGGGCGGTCGATGGTCAGGTCAATCTGCAGGAATTGCTGAACTCGGAAGCCGGCGGCGTTGTCCGCGTCAAGGCGCCGGGGATGGTCGGCGAACTCAACACGACGTTCGTCGCGGGGCAAGCGTTCCCGATGCTGGAGTACGTTGATCGCACGCTTGAGGCGCGGTCCGGCGTGTCGAAGATGGCGCAGGGTATCGATGCCGATGTGCTCAACGGCAGTGCGGCCGGCACGGCGACGGGCGTCGCGGCTCTCCAGTCGGCGGCGGCGCAGCGCGTCGAACTGATCGCCCGCGTCATGGCGGAAACCGGCATTCGGCACGCCTTCCGGCTGATCCTCCGGCTCGTCACGAAATACCAGCAGCGGAGCCGCGTCATTCGCCTGCGGAACACGTGGGTGGAAATGGACCCGCGCCAGTGGGACGCCGACATGGACCTGACGACCGAGGTCGGCCTGGGCAGCGGCAATAAAAACGAGCAGCTCGCGCTGCTGTCGCAGATACAGGCGACGCAGGAAGGCATTATCCAGAACGGCGGGCTGGGCGGCATGGTCACGCCGCTGGAGTATTACCATACGTTGGCGAAGTTGGTTCAGCTTTCGGGGCTGAAAAACGTCGATCAGTACTTCAAGGACCCGAGCCAGCAGCAACAGCAACCGCCGCAGCCGCCTCCCCCGGACCCGAACATGCTCGCGGTCCAGCTTCAGGCGCAGATCGAGCAGGGCAAACTGGCGTTGGAG